GTATTAAAGTATATATTACTAATCTCTGGTATACCTGAAAGTGATATTGTGTCAATATCATAACCTGCATCTGCTGTTAAACTATCAAAGAATGCTTCATATTCAAGAGATGTTATCGCTTGGTTGAAGCTATAAGTAGGTGATGTATTGATAAAGTTGTTCTCAATAAAGTATATTGGATTCGATGTTTCATTCTGATTTCTGAACAACCAACCTTTAATAGTAAATGAAGTATCTGCTATAATTCTAAACTTATCACTATATGTAGTTTCAGTTGGAGTATTAAGATTAATGCTCTGATCCCAGAGCACCTCTGTTCTAATCTCAATAACATCACTAGCAAGCGCATCTGATACAGGCTCTTTCCAGGCAAGAACAATATACGGATCTGTATATGGTATAAAGTTAGAAAGAATTTGATCCATGTCTTGCATATATCTGCAAAGAATCGACATGTTAACAGTAAGGTTAACTGGTGTAGGTGTTCTTATAGAAGAAGCTGTATTAGTACCACCGGAATTATTAAAGTTATGAAGCTTGTTAAATACTCTATCTGTATCATAAGAGACACTAGTAAGATTAACAGCTACAACTGGTAGTTGCAGATTTTGAGCCTTGTTGACTACATCATACATTATACGTTGCTTTGGAGCAAACACATACCTTACATCTATCTCCTGTTCTACAGACCTATCTTTATTAAAGCGTTTGATAACAGTATCATCAAACGCAGCAACAAATTGTGTGAGAAGGTCCTTGATTTCAAAGTTGTACGTGTAATTCTTCAAAGCTACTATTATTTAATTAAACAAATCTCTCTAGGAAGTATTTCGGCAACTTATGTCTAGCTTTCAATATAGCTTCAACAATAGTACCATCGAGTATATAAGTAATACATTTATCATCAGTTGATCGTATACCTCTACCACATGATTGAATTAATGAGCACAACATCTTATTCTGATACCAATCAAAATCATTTTTCATCATCTTAGCAATCCTCACATCTTTAGTAGGGAGGAATGGTGCTTTAATAAGTATTTGAAACTTTGCAAGATCACCTTTTAGATCAACACCATATGACATCGACGGTGAGACTAATACAGTTGGATCTTGACTTGCCATATGCTGCTCGAGGATGTCTTCGTTTCTAACACCAGGTTCCCGGTATAGAAATCTATCACCTGAAAGCATTTTTGAAAGCTTTGATGTAATATTATTATTTTGCGAATGTATGATACCCTTATCACCTTTATGATACTCGCAAATTTCAGCTACCTGCTTAATAACTCTTGGCAAATACTTATCCATTGTATGATAATTTAACTTATACTTTGGATTACATATAATTGGAGCCTTCTTTGGATCGAATGATGACTCAGCTTCAACATACTTGTAATCCGTAATACCAAGAGACTTGCAGAAGTTAGTTGGATCGATAATAGTAGCAGACATCAATATAACTTTATCTGCATACTCAAACAATCTATGTGCTAGTTTATCAACCTTGAGCGGCATGAATGTAATACCAGCATGATCCCTCTCAAACACATACTCAGACTCTTGCCACGAATCAGCAACCTGATCAATCTTACTCTGCAAGTTCATCAACCTCTGCATATTAGTTGTAAGCTCTAACATTGCCTTTTTATTATTAGACTTCTTTATGTTTAGTATGTCTTTAATATCATCAATCTTATCTATAAGATCTACTTGTAACTCTGATAACCATTTAACAGCAGACATAGTTTGTGTAAGCACTCTTACACTAATATCCATTCTTGAGAGAAACTTATAGTCAATTTTGCATGTAAACTCTTTAACTAACTGATCTTCTAACTCAGAAGCTTCATCACAAATTAAGAATTGCCTCTTCTTAAGATGAGCTGGTAAAGCAAAGAACATGTTATAGTTAAGAGTATTAAACTGAGCGGTCAATGCTTTATTCCTTGCTTCATAATATGGACATTTATTCTTTGCCCAGCAATCTGCTTTAAGACTTGATACACTTAAGCATGGTGCAACATCAACAGTAACCCTTTCATCTACTGCACACTGATAGTTTGACTTACCTTTAACTACAGCTGTATCATCAAATAGTTCTTTATATTGATCTTGCAGCGCTTTGGTAATAGTTAATGCTGTACATCCAAAATTAGGTGATTCGTCACAATCTTCTTGATACTTATAACCAGTCTGACTCCTCTTATAAGCTGCATAAGATGTAACTAACTCTCTAAACTCATCAGGACTCTCATCAGCTACATTACCGAGTGTCTTCGATATAAAGCTCTTACCGCTACCAGTAGGAGCATTACATACAACAAATTTAGTACCTGAATCAAAAGCTTCATCAATACTCTTGAGAAGCTTTACTTGTGATGAATTAGGTGTATAACCATCGGGGAAATTTTGTTGTAGTTTGCTTATCACTATAATTATTATAGGCTACGATACCTATAAATCAACTTCAGCTAACGGCATAATGTAAACATTATTATTATACAGTTTAGATTTTTTAGTTGAATCTAGCAACTTAACTTGAAGCTCGAGCTCATCAAAGTTTAGAAACTCATCAATTTTATAGCTTAATGTAGTTGTATTACCAGATGTATCAATATTAAATGGATATGGAATCTCATAAATGCGTGTTCTTACTTCATCTTCAAGGGTAAGTCTCGCGTAGTGTTGTTTCATCTGAAAAATTCGCAACTTACCTTTCCGAATAATCTTTTTATCTGTACAAATTGCAACAGTTTGAAGAAGGTATGGTTTAAGGTAATCTGAGAATTTTTCAATTGATACATTCATGAGTTCATAAAGCTAAATTTTTGTGCTGGTGACATTGGATAAATATTCTCATTAAAATACTCCCAAAATTCGACAGCTGGGATGTCTTGTATGAGATCACATGATGACATGCTTATTGCTCTATAGTCCTGCATTAATATATCCCACACAACAATTAGGTTGTCTCTTACTTCATTGACCTGAACAGGTCCAGATGGAGGTCTATAGTTAAGTGTAGTTCTACCATTTACAGAGTTTAATATTTCATAGGATTTAGTACATAGCATTCGCCTTGTAGGACCATCACCAGATCTTGGGCGTCGTCTAACAAACCGAACTTCACATACTTTAGTTAGAAGTAGAGAATCAAGAGTTGTCCTCTGTACTATCATCCTTTAGTTTACAAATACCGAATAGTCGATCTTCATTTAAGAAGATACCCTTTTTAACTTTTTTACCATTAACATCAAGATTAGCGATAGTAACGCCAAGATTACTTGGAAATATAACTACATCCCCTACCTTTGTATATTCTGTTTTTGGACCAATAAGAACAACCCTTGCTTTACGCCAAGCTTTCGTAATTGCATTGGTTGGTACAAAAATTCCATTACGTTGAATTTCACCCGTCTCATTTTCATCTACATATTCTACGAGAAGAATATCATCAAAGATCATTTGAAGCTCAAAGTCGTCTGTAAGTCCTATATCACCCTCACTATGAGTGCTGAGATCAATTAAATGCTTTTGTGTTGCAAGAGTATCAATACTTCGTTGTGCCATAAGATTATTTAGTTAGTGTTTAAAGTTAATCAAGCAGATTTCTATATATCTTAAGCTCTCTTACAGAAATATTTTTATTTCTTGCAATAAGCTTGAGTTGATCTAGATCTTCTTGTGCTGCTTTATCCTTCTTTACCTTCTTAATGTAATTAATACGCTTAAATTTAAGACGAGGTATTAGATTGTAATAGAGCCTATACGTTTTTTGTTTATCTGTATCAAAGATACCACAGTATTTATTCAGAGTCTCATTTGTAAAACCAACTGTATCCTTACTATACATTGTAAGCCATCTATTAAGAAGGAATGGTACAAATGATTGCTCACCTTCCGAATCTAAAAACTCTGCTGATTTACGTTTATCAGAGTAGAAGAGCTTATTTTGTAATTGGAAGAAATTCATACAAGATCTGTAATATACTTTGCAACTGCTTGCGGACTATATCTATTACTATATTCATCGTTCTGCTTATCTTGAATTAACTGTAACATGTCGAGATCTTTAAGTAAGTCCATTATAACATGACCAGCATCATTATGCCAGTCATCTACCTGACAAATATATGTATCTTTATAGATTTCTGTTTTAGGTAATTTAGGTGATACAACTATTGTACCACTGTGCATTGCTTCATAGTGTCTGAATGTTTCCATACTTACATCACCAGCTGGGCAAATAGCAATTTTAGCTCTATGCATACTCTTTGAATATGCCTCACCATCCAGTTCCTTATTAAATCCCTGCGTAATATTAATGTCAAGATTTGGACGATCCTTAGTCTTTACATTGTTGAAGAACTCAATCACACTCGACATATGATCCTGTCTATTCGGTCTAGCCCTATGACCAGAGAAGAATACATCGAAAGGTCGATTTATAATAGATAAATTCTCATTAGGTACATATTTCTTATTATAACCTAAAGGTAAAGAATGTACATTACCTTGCTCTTGTCCAGGTACAAGGTAAGCTTTAAATACAACAGCATTATCCTTCCAGTCTTGTGGAATATTATCTGTCATGTACTCATCTGCGAGTGCAAGGATAATATTTTTTACACTGGAATCAAGTACTACTTTGTCACGATAATCCCACTCAGGTGTGACACTCACTACATGTAACTTAACTGAATCATCAAATTTAAGATGTTCAATTATACTATGAATGTAGTGCCACTCACCCACGTTATCTGAAACGCCATAATACTCGACAATCATTATACGATGATTTTTGTAGTAGCGACAAACTGATCTCTAATCTCGGCATTGAAGTAAGCAATAACCTCATGCATAAATCCTTTAGCTTCTTCATCAGTTAGAAGAGATGAGAAAGCAAATCCAGGAGCCCTATCACCGGCATCAATATTAATAGCAGTATGACCAAGAGCTATATTCTCAAGACTATAAGTAATTGAAACACTAACTTTACCCTCATCACGAGACTGTCCATCAGATCCAACAAAGGTCTTTTGAACCATTAGATCATCACCATCCATTGCAATAGGTGCTTTAATATAGTTACTTAAGATCTGAGCAATAGCAGTATTAAATAGTCGTTGAAAGGATACAGCACCAAGCGATCCAAGATTAGGTACCTCCCAGCAAAAGTTAATTGCATCAGCTGAATGAATGAAATCATCAGTAAGGGTATCTTCTAGGTCAATTAGGTTTTCCTTAACGTCCATTGGAGCTCGAAAAGCAACAATATTACCTACTGGTGATACTTCTTTTCGGAACTGCTCATAAGCAAAGCGCTTATGGATAAAAGCACCACAATATTTGTCTTGTTTAATAATCATATCTTACTTACATTATTATACACTATAACTCACCTTTATCAACAGGTTTGTTACAATCAGCCCTTTATTAATTTGACAACATTACGAACGTCCTCTTCAGTCATACCTTGATGATTCGGAATATAAAATCCGTACTTATTGATCTCTGTTGATACTGGGATGTTAGTATGTACTGTACCAAACTTCTTCCACATAGGAGACATGGTCATTGAACCAGCAATAAGTGGTCTACACTCTACATCGTTATCACGTAAGCGTTGTACAATTGCATCCTTATTATAATTAACAATCGGATAACAGAAGCTCGATATAAAGCAATCTGCTCGATCAATAATATTCAAGAGATTATCTCCTTTATCAAGAAGCTCTTGATACAACTTAAAGTTTAAGTTACGAAGCATTGCAAACGTATCAATCTTATCGATTTGTCGAAGACCGAGTACAGCTTGTAGATCTGTAGAGCGTACATTCAACCCCGGAAGATAAAACGCAAACTGTGCACTAAAGTCATCAACCCTATTAACTGAACGAAGCTCATCTTTCTTATTCTCTGAAAGGTCTCTATCCCAACCATGACTACGAATCATAAGAAGTAGATCATTAATCTCTTCATCATTTGTACATACCATACCACCTTCAATGGTAGAAATGTGATGACCATAGTACAAGGAGAAGAAACTCATACAACCAAATGTACCAAGCTTTCTACCCTGAAATTTTGAACCCATACTCTCACAAACATCTTCAATCAGAAGAACATCATATTCCCTACAAAGCTCAACAATGCGATTCATATCAGGTACAAGACCTAATACAGATACTAAAATAAATGCAGCTGGACTTTCTCGATTAAAGATCCATTCTAACCTATCAAGGTCTACTGAAAGATCTTCTCTGTTAGCATCAATAAGAACAGGGTTAAGTCCAAGCATCAGAGGTGAACTAACATCTGTTGCCCAGCTTAAGTCAGGACAAATGATTGTATCATTTTTAAGCTTACCTCCAAACTTAAGAGCTGCAAGTCCTAATAGAATAGCAGATGAACCACTATTAACAAACACTGAGTGTCTTGTACCTAACCAATCTGAATACTTCTGTTCAAAGAGTGGGGTAATTGGACCCTTTGTGAGTCGAGGTATCGATTGATCTGATCCGTCAAGCCATTCACACAAGGCTTTAATATCAGTTTTATCAATAGTATCAGATACAAGTTTAACTGGCCGCATACAGTCATTATAAGAGATAGCCTTATAAAATCAAGTGCTTCTTCTTACTTAATATTATTGTAAGCTCTTCTTAGCCCAGCTTCAAAACCTGTAAATTTGAACTCTGGAAAGATGCCTCTTAGTAATTTATTGGATGCATCTTTTCTAAATTGACCATCCTTTTTACGGTCAAGATCAAACTTAACTTCAATGTGAGAACTGTCAGTAGCTTTAAGAGCTAATAGTGTAATATCTCTAATAGATAATGATGCATCTGGAGCTACATTGAAATCTGTATTTACCTTTCTCCCAACACACATACTAATAATTTTAGCAAGATCTTCAGCATGTATAAACTGACGAATAGGTAGTCCAGTTCCTAACAGGTTGATACCTGCATCACCATTAGTAGCAGCAGTCTTAATCTTCTTCAACAATGCAGTTACGAAGTGGGCCTTTTTACCATCTTCGAAGTTATCGTTCTCACTATATAGGTTGCAAGGAATAATAGAGTAATATTCTAACCCTGTATTCTTACGAATTGTTTCAAGATGAATGCCAAGCATTCGTTTAGCATATCCATAACCAAGGTTAGTAGGTGCAGGAGGGCCATTATGGAGCTCTTTCTCATCTATTGGATATGAACTAACCTTATCTGGGTATATACATGTACTGAGAATACCAATAAACTTTTTAACACCCCAATCATGTGCTGTCTTCACCACATTAGTATTCATGAGTAAGTTATCTTCAAAAAATTCAATTGGGTTAGCAATGTTATCTTGAATGCCTCCAACACGAGCTGCAAGGTGAATAACTACAGTAGGGTCGTAATTTGAGAACATCTCTCGTACAGCTGTTTGATCTGTTAGATCGTAATCATTAGATCCAACAAATACTGTTTCAGGCCAAGGTAGCATCTGTTTAAGGTGTTTGCCAACCATTCCAGTCCCGCCTGTTACAAGTATTCGCATATAACTATATTATACCATCAAGGATGGAATACTCAACTCAGCTAGCCTGAATTTTTGAGCTAATTGATAATTCTCCTTCATAGCATCAAGCTTTGATTCATAAAGCTCTTCAGTACACTTGGTAAGTATTTTTGGAAGTTGTTTAATTTCATCAAAGCAAAGCATTCCATCTATATTAAAGAAGTCTCCAATACTTTTACAGCCCCAGTATAGCGGAATGGTTCCAGTAACAAAGCAATCGATTAACTTCTCTGTAAACCAATAATCTCTATTAATGTTCTCAATGCAGAAGTGGTATCTATAATCTCTCAACCCATCAATCTTATTATCTAGAGGTTTATAACCTCCTCCAAACACATCAATATGACCTCCTGCACTTGCAATGATCTGATGCCTTAGTCTATGACCAGTGTGCTGCCTCTTACCAGAAGCAATGATAGAGAAGTCCTTACTCTTTGGATGAATACCCCAATCAAAATCATCAATCCAACAACCACCAAGTGGTAATAAAGTAGCATTAGGAAGTTTTTCAATAAGTTCCTTGTCATGAGTCCAGATAGCATCAAACTTTTCTGCATTTGCCATAACATAATTGTATAGCTGTGGAATATGATCATAAGCTTCTACTAACCAGGCAATATTTTTACCAGGTCGTCCTAATGATTTAGGAATGTCAATATCAGTCCAAACAACAGCATCTTCAGATGTAAAAGAACCATCACGAACCCACTCCACCTTATCAGTTCTTTGTTTGATAGGTAGAGGGTTATTGCTAAACTCACAATGCGCAAAGGCAGAGTCTTGTAAATGTATTGTCATAGTTTTATCCACCTATCTGGAATTATGTCTTTAGAATCATATGAATGTGCAGGACCGAACCAATGCAAAGGAGCAAATATTTTCTTATCTGGAGAAGGATTGTCCATCTCACCAAGCCAACTCCCCCACCATCCAAAGGTACTGTTGCATATGATATGATTGCCACAGAGAGACATGTGATAGAGGGCTGAGAAGGGGTTATCCTCTTCAGCATAGTGAATATTATTACCACTACCTAGCATGCGTTTACAAGCGTCTACATCATCAGAGAATATCATGTAGTTTTCTGATCCTGCTAACTTGCTTGCGGTTTGATAATATTCACGGGTCATTGCTGGGTGAAAATCTCTCTTTACTGTATAGTCACCTAATCGGATGTGGATAGAAGTGCAAGTTGATGGATCTGGATAATAGCCCTTAGTAATCTTATCATCTACAATTTCTTTAACAGAGGATTTAAACTTAAATTGATCTCTAACTTCTTGCTTTGCATACTGGAAGTACTTTTCAGATTGAAAGTACCCAGAATAAACACAGTTATCTACAAATCTAAGCTCATTATATGAAAAGGAGGGTTCCTGCAAGTAAGATGTAAACTTAGGGGGCTCGTTAGGG